ATGAATCGCTGCACGTAATAAAGCCGTTTCGCATACCGGATAGCTGGACCGTTGACCGGTCCCATGACTGGGGCGAGTCAAAGCCGTTCTCCAACCTGTGGTGGGCGCAAGCAGATGGCACCGTCGCCGAGCTGCCTGATGGCCGCCAGTTCTGCCCGCCGGCCGGCTCGCTGATCTTGATTGGTGAGTGGTACGGCTGCCCGCCGGATGAGCTGAACAAGGGCCTGAATATGTCGTCCACGAACGTCGCTAAAGGCGTGGCGTGGATAGACAAGCGGTTAGTGGGCGAAGACGTCGACGAACCGGAAGAGATTCAACTCGACGGGGTTACGCAGGGCCAGTTGCACATTATGCCTGGCATCTGCAGCGAGGTTATTCCTGGGCCGGCTGACGGCTCGATATTCAACACCGGGGATAACGAGTTATCGATCGCTCAGAAGATGGAGAGTCAAGGCGTTGAATGGCTTGCAGCCGACAAAAAGCCCGGTTCTCGCATCAATGGCGCGTCGATATTCGCTGACATGCTGGAAGCTGTAATCGAAGGTAAGAGGTTGGAAGCAGGCGTGCCTGAGAAGCCAGCCTTCTACGTTTTCGACTACTGCCGAGGCTGGATTAGCCGTATCCCTGTGCTTGTCCGCGACGATAAAAACCCTGACGACGTAGACACCCAGCAGGAAGATCATGACTGGGATGGCACACGTTACCGCGTACTGCACTCACCGAAAAAGGTTGGCGCAGTCTTCTTCTAAGGAGCTCATCAGTGAGTGAATTAAGCACCGGGGAACAATTCCTCGTTAATGCCCTTGCTGATGCTATCGGGCGCCAGCGCATGCTTTATGCAGGGCGTAATGGCAACGTCAAACGGACCAAGTTATGGGATGAGTTCGGTTACCCGGACACTCTGACGTTCGACAATTTCTATCGCCAGTATCGCCGCGGCTCAACCGGTTTTGCAGCTGTCCATAAGTTGCTGGATTCCTGCTGGATGGACAGGCCGACCATTATCGATGGTGACGAAGACAAGGAGTCGACCAAAACTACTCCCTGGGAAAAGTCAGTTACCAAGCTGATGAAAAAGCACTGGGCGAAAATTAAAGACGCCGATCGCCGCAATATGGTCGGGCGTTACTCAGCGCTCCTGATTCAGGTTAAGGATAGCCGTGACTGGAGCGAGCCTGTTGATGTGGAGCTGGTCCAAAAGCTTGGCAGTGCTGCGCTGGTTAAACTCATTCCGGCATGGGAGCAACAAGTTAAGCCGGGTAATCTTGATATTGATACTTGGTCAGAAACCTACGGGCAGCCGGTCAGCTATCAGTTCAATGAACAACCGATAGGCGACGAGGGCACGTATAGCAGCCCTCGTTCGGTTCAGGTGCATCCGGACCGCATCATTCTGCTCTGTGAAGGTTCCGAAGATGAAAATATCCTGTCGGGAATCCCTCTTCTTGAGGCCGGCTACAATGACCTCCTCGATATCGAGAAGACGAAAGGCGGCAGTGCTGAGGGGTTCCTGAAGAACGCCAGCCGCCAACTGGCTATGGAATTCGATGCTGCAACCCAGATTGATACGCTCATCAAGCAAGCCAAGGATGCTGGATATAACAGCCTTGGTGATGCGATGAATGACAAGGTAAATAAGCTTAACCGCGGTACGGATGCGGCAATAGCCATGCAGGCAGGGAAGGCGAGCGTTCTTTCTGTTGCGGCAGCTGATCCGACACCAACGTGGACGGTTTCTGCAAACTCATTCGCGTCGACGATTCAGTGCCCGTTTAACATCCTGTTTGGCAAGCAGACCGGCAACCTCGCTTCAGAGGAAGATAAAACGGCGTGGGCTAACCGTTGCAATGAGAGACGCTGGGGCTTTATGTCCGACGTCATCACGCGAGTGATAGAGCGATTTTGGACCATCGGCATTATCGACCCGCCGAAGTCTGGTGAGGTCACTCTGGCATGGTCCGACTTGCTGGCACCCAGTGAGAAAGAAAAACTCGCTAATATGGCGACGATGGCGGATGTGGCGCAGAAAACGCAGCAAGCCTACGGCACCCCGGCGGTTGATGAAAACGAGGTGAGGGCAGTTGGTGAGTTGGAGCCTCGCAAGGAGGTGACTCCGCCCAACCCAGATAACAAGGTGACAACCGATGATCCTCTTTCCGATGACTCAGGAGCAAAAGAGTAAAGTCGGCACACCGATAATCCCCCGCAGCAAAGTCGACCCCACGCAATCAGCAAAGCCCGTTAGCAAGATGTTTCAGGATATCGAAGGCAGATATCTGGATATCAAGCGCCGGCTGAAGGTACTGTTTGACCAGCGGTTAACTGGCCGGCAGAGGGAGGCTAACGGTGAGCGATCATGGCTGATGTGCAATAACGAAGGCGCTGAGCTGTCGCTCTACCAAGTTAACGCCGGCACCTACATTTACGACATGACGGCGGCGCAGTTGGCCGACCTTCTCCAGATTGTGCAAACGATTCTGGATGATGCTCTGCTCGATGGTGGCAGCCAGAACCTCTGGGCGCTGGATTATGTCTCCTCAGAGTATGAGAGAGGAACGCAGCGGGCCTTCACTAACCTGTCTGTACAGTCGACGGTCTACTCCAGCCAGACGTCGCTGCAGCAACTGCTGTCCAGCCCTGCATACCAGAACCAGATCGCCAGTGCTTACATCAGTACATACAGCGACTGGAAGGGGATAAGTGATGCTGTTCGCGCCGATCTCGCTAACGTTATTGCCGATGCCATAGGCCGCGGAATTAACCCCCGGGAAACAGCCAGCATTATCAGCAAGCGCCTTGATGTGTCGATGGGTAAAGCTAAGACCATCGCCCAGACCGAGCAGGTAGGCACGCTGCGGCAGGCACAATGGAACGAAACGGACTGGGCGGCTGATCGGCTTGGGCTGAATACCGGCCTTCTGTGGCTGTCGGCGCTAAAGCCTACGACGAGGGAGTGGCATCGGGCCAGGCACGGTAAAGTTTTTACGACGGAAGAAGTCAGGGACTTTTATGCAGAAAACGGTAACAGATATAACTGTTATTGTGCTCAGGTTCCGGCCCTAATTGATGATAACGGCAAGCTCTTTAACGAAGGGCTGTCAGATAAGCTCGCAGCCGAGCGCAAAGCGTGGAAGCCGGGAGAGTAAAGCGGTAAAATGGTCATGTCCGGCTAGGGTAGCTCCCGAAAACGCAGAACACAGACTGCGCGCCGGACACCATCATCTGTGAAGCCTACTGTGAGGTTTGAAATGAGCAATATCGATGAGCTGAAATTGCTTCAAAAGCAATCTTTGGCAGCCGCGAGACTCAGCGGAGAAAAACACTACCGTGGTTATGTTCCGTGTAAGCATGGGCATGTTTCTGACAGGCTGGTATCAACCCAGCAATGCTGCAAGTGCCTCGAATTAAGAAAGCGTGGCATGCGTAAAGCAGATGGGGTTCCCCAGTCGAAATCATCAAGAGTGAAGAAAAATACAGCCCTCAACCTGGGGAAAACACACTATTTCACAGGCGTGGCATGCAAGCGTGGCCACATCGCCACCCGACTTGTGTCGACGAGGCAATGTACTGAATGCCTATCCTTGCGGGATCGTAAAGATGCTCCGCAGATATTAAGTGAGGCGGCGAAAAACAGGCTGAACGCAGCCAGACGTAGTCGAGTTGGTCGGGCCAAGAGCAGGGCGTACTACGGCAATGTTTTAAAGCATGACCCTTGCTATAAGCTGCGCCGCAAGGCCTATGACGAAATCAATAATGCTCTCACCTGGAATAGCGGAAAGGTGAAAATGGCGATTGGCTACACCTCTGACGAACTGCGCGAGCGTATACAGTCTCAATTCCAGCCCGGAATGAAATGGAACAATAGGGGCGAATGGGAGATTGACCACCGTAAGCCCATATCAGCCTTTATCGCTGAAGGGGTGACCGATCTGATGGTCATTAATGCGCTGGATAATCTCCAGCCCCTCTGGAAAGAGGAAAATGCCATCAAGGGCAGCAAATACATACCAGCTTAATCAAACACAACAAGGTCGCTCAGGCGGCCTTTTTTATTGCCTGAAATCCACCAATGAGGACCCAGCATGAAACGCAACCGCGTTAACGTGCTGACCGTCGTCAACTCCGCTTCAAACATCACCACTGAAACCATCGACGGCAAGCCACATATCGTGGTTCGCGGCATCACGCCTGTCGTGGACGATATTGTGATGAACCGGAAGTTGTACCCGGCAGCAGAAATCGAAAAAGCCTACAACACGCTTGAGCGTAACCCGATGCCGCTGGGCCACCCGAAAGTGGATGGTAAGCATGTTTCGGCGCGCGATGTCCGGGCGGTGAATGAATATCACGTCGGCGCATGGCTGCAGAACGTCAGCCACAAAGACGGGAAGGTGACGGGCGACATGTACGTCAACCGCCAGTACGCCGAATCCAGCGATAAGGGCAAGCGCCTGGTTAACCGTCTGGATGAGATGGCAGCCGGTACCAACACCGACCCGATCCACATCTCCACGGGCCTGCTGTATTCAGGCATCGCGGCCAACGGCGAATCGAAGGGTAAGAAGTACAACGAAATTGTCACCAACATGGTTTTCGACCATACAGCCGTGCTGCTCGATGAACCCGGGGCCGGGACGCCAAGTGAAGGCGTTGGGATCTTCGTGAACTCCGAAGGCGAAGAGGTAGAGATTGAAGTTGCTCTGCTCTCTGATGCCGCCGACTGCACCCGCGAAGGGCTGCTGAACAAAACCCGATTCTTCTTCACCAACGCCTCGAATTTCTCTTTCGACGATATCCAGCGTGCCATTAGCGACAAACTTCACGAAGGCCGTGCTGATGATAAATGGCTCTGGCCCGAATCGGTATGGCCGGACAACTTCATCTACCGCGATGAAGCCAAGTATTTCAAACAGAAGTACCTCATCGATGACGACGGCAAAGCCGTGTTCGTCGGCGAACCTGTAGAAGTCGTGCGCAAACCCATTGAGTACGAGATTAAAACCAACGGAGAGAACGATCCGATGAAAGAACTGATTATCAATGCGCTGCAAGCCGCGGGTAAGCCGACTGAAGGCAAGTCCGATGCCGAACTGATGGACGCTTACAACCAGTTAGCGGCAGAGAAGGCGGCAGCCAAGAAAGAAGGTGATGACGAAATTGACCCCGCCACCGGAAAGCCTAAGAAAAAAGAACAGGCCAGCAACAGCGAAGAAGCGCCGGCATGGTTTAAGCCCTTTGCTGACGATCTCGCCGCGGTTAAGTCTGGCCTTACCGCCAACTCTGACAAAGAGAAGGGCGAAAAGCGCGCGGTCGTAAAAGCGAAATTCGGGCTGGACGACCTCGCGGTGAATGCGCTTGACGGCGCCGCCCTTGATGGCCTGTTTGCTCAGTGCCAGACCTCTACCGGCCTGAATGGTGCATTCCGTCCGGTCAACAACAACGATTCTTTCAGCGAAATGCCGGAGTAAAAAATGGCTAAAGACGGGAAACACGTAATTCACGCGGGCGGGATTTTCCCCAACCCGCAACTTAATCGTGAAGGTTCTGCGGCCGCAGCGTTTCTGCCGGGTACCGTTATCTTTTTCAGCGCAGCCAAGCCGACACCCTCTGTTGACGGCACTGAAGACGCGATTCTCTACGTCGCTAACTACGACTATCTGCGCTGCAAAACGGTTGACGATGCCTATGCGATCGGTGACTGGGTGGTAAACATCCAGCCAACGCCTGGCGTTTTCCTCAACGTTCGCGCTGCCGCTGGTACCTACACCAAGGGCCAGCCGGTTTCTGTGGCCAATGGCCAAATTAAAGCACTGGCAGAGGGTGAAACCATCTTTGCCTATGTCGAAGAAGACAAGTCCCTGACCGCCACAGCAGGCGATCTGGTTCGCGTCGTGTTCAAGTAAGGAGAGACTGAATGTTTGTATTTTCCACCCGACGCGCGACTGAGACGGGCAACCTCGAAGCGAACCAGGCGCAGTTCAATGAGCTGCAACTGGCGCGCAATATGAGTGCTCAGGCCGTTGCTGATTTCGTATCCCGCACCCGCTGGCGTGGTGATGCGGCAAACACTCCGGCGCTGGACGCGACGAACGCTGTCGACGATATCCGCCGCCTGTATCGCGCTTATGATCAGACTGTGCTGGCTGAATTCGAACCAACTACTGAATTCACTCTGCTTAACGACCTGATCCCGTTGTCCCGCTCTGTCCGTCTTGAAGAGTCCGTGTACGAGTATGCTCGCACCGGTGGCCGCGGCTGGGCGCATACCTCCATGTCCGGCCAGATTGGTGCGGCGCTTGATGCGCGCGCGTACACCTTCGACGGTACGATGGTTCCGATCCACGACTCTGGCTTCAAATTCCAGTGGCGTGACCCTATTTTCAACAAAGGCTCCGCTCTGGCTTCTCTGGCCGACGCTCAGCGCGGCTCTGTTGATGATGTTCGTCGTCAGTACGTGGATTACGTCTTCAATGGCTTCCGAGATTCCGCTGGCAACTATATCGCCTTTGATGGCAAGACCTGGAAGGGGGTGAAAGCCGATGAGCGGGTACAGATTGTCGATCTCAGCGCTTCCGGCCTAAATATCGACTTCACCAGCGCAAGCGCAACGGCGGAGCAAATCCGCAACGCGGCCATCGCACTACGTGGCGTGATGAAGCTTACCAACCTGCAGTATGCGCAGCAGACCTGGTATGTTTCCGGTCAGATCATCACCAACCTTGAACGCTACTTCAGCGATAACTACCAGTCCGACACCATTCTGCTGGAGCTGTTGAAGCTCTCCGGTATTGCTGCCATCAAAGAAGATGCGCAGCTGACCGGTAACCAGATCCTTATTGTCCCGCTTACTGCCGGCGTTATCGCTCCGATTGTAGGTCAGGCCGTTGGTACCGTTGCGGACCCACGCCAGTTCTACAACAGCGACTACGTCTGGCGCACCTGGGGTGCGATGGGCCTGATGGTTAAGACTGACATCAACAATCGCAAATCCGTTATCTACGCACACAGCTAAGGGGCATTTATGGCACTGGTAAAAGTGGTTCGAGACAACCTGCTTTCCGGTGCCAATCTCCAGAAGCTGGAGGTTGGCGCGCAGGTCTCGGTAAGCGGTGATGTCGCTAAACGTTGGGCGGCCGCCGGTCTGGTTGAAATCATTAGCGATGAAGATCAGGTGCTGGAAGTGGCTACGCCTGTTGATGATGCTGCAGAGCAGGCAGAGCAGGCAGAGCAGGCAGAGCAGCAGGAAGAATCTGCCAGCAAATCGAAGAAGGCAAAATAACCATGGCTGACCCAATCACGGCGGCAGACGTGCAGGCGTTCCTCGGTGAGTTGGGTTACGCCATTCCCGGCGCTCTGCTCGATCCGATTCTCTGCGTGGTGAACAAGATTATCCCGTGCCTCGATGGTGCGGGGTATGACGACTGCAGCGCAAAGCTCATCCTGATGTATGCCGCTGCACTCATGGCGACGTCATCCGGCGCCCGCCGCATCAAATCGCAGGGTGCTCCGTCCGGCGCTTCCCGCTCGTTTGAGTATGGCGACGACAGCATCACCTGGCTACGCGACTCCTTGTCCCGACTCGATACCAGCGGCTGCACCAGTGAACTCCCGATCAGCGCCGGCAACAGTGTGGGGCTGTTTATGGTGGTCGGGGGCTGTTAATGGCATGGGTTTCAGTTCAGCAACGACTGCCGCGGACGTTTACCCGGGTGTGGGTGATCACCGATACCGGTGAGCAAACGACGGCGTACGTGAAAAGCGACGGAGAGTGGTTCATCAACTGCGACCGCATACGCGCCACAGGCGCTGTTGTGCTGCGATGGAGGGATGACTGATGTCATCGGTAGCTAATTGGTCATACACCGCGACGGCGACAATCTGGCGGCGCATACGCGATGCCGACGGTAGTGATACCGACGGCGGAGGTCAGCCGTACGGATGGGAAGCGCCGATCGCCATTCTCTGCGACTACCAGGGTGGACTCTCTGCGAAAATCGGTGACCTTGGCCGGGAAATCGTGGTCAAAAACACGATATGGACCGAGTACGCAGCGGCGAGGGATGGGGATTCCATTCTTATTGGCGCATCAACCGCGCTGCAACCGCCGGACGAGGCCGACGAGATACGGCAGATCGTTCAATTCGCCGATACGTTCGAGCGACTGGCGGATGATTTCGCAATAATCACGGGAGTATAGGCATGGGCGCTAAAGTTCGCGGCATCCGCCAGGCCAAGGCCAATCTTGACCGCATCATTAAGGACGTGCATGGGCGCAAGGTTGTGCGCGCGTTGCAGTCGGCGATGCTTATCGGTAGCGCGCAGGCGGCGCTATATACCCCGATCGACACGTCCACTCTCATCAATAGCCAGTTCCGGGAAATCACTGCTAATGGTGTGCGGGTGACCGGGCGCGTAGGCTACACGGCTAACTATGCCGTATTCGTTCACGACCCTGAGGTGAAGCAGACCTTCAGGCGCACAACGGCGCAGAAAGAGTTCTTAACGAAGGGCTTCGAGGATACCCGCAACCAGATAGACGCCGCGGTTAAGAAGGAGCTCGCACTATGACTCCCCCGATGTACATGCGCCTGAAAGACCTGTTTATGGAAGAAGGGCTGACCGCGGGGTTTAAGGTGCAATGGCGGCAGTGGCGCGATACCGGGAAGGCAGCCGATCAGTTCATCGTGTTCCGGCCTTCCGGCGGAACTAATATCGAATACGACCGCGGCGGCGACTGGTATGTGATGGTCGATGTCGTCTCGTCGAAATCGAATCCTGATGCTGCTGATGCCGCGGTGAACGCTATCGTTGAATACGTCAGTGCTCAATCCGGTGCCGATGATTGCGTCGGCGCGCTGAGCCTTGTCGGCAACGTTCCGGCGCCAATAACCACCGAAGAGGGCCGGTTAGTTACCCGACTGCTCATCTCCTGCACATACGGCGAATAGTCGCCAGAATCACCCATCAGGCTGCCATCTGGCGGCCTTTTTTATTTGAGAGGCATACATGCAAGGCTGCGCTAATGATACCGGCAAGCTGATTGGGAAGGCGGCCGTGCTCCGCATGGCTATGGGCTGTGCGGATACGGTCCCTGCGCTTTCTGAATGGAAACGCCTGGGGGCGTTGACGACTAAGGGCTTCGACTACTCCATGAATACCGTCACCTCTGAGGCTGACGATACGAAAGGTCTGGTGGAGAACCTGGTTAACAACATGGACTTCACCATCTCTGGGGAAGGTGAGTTCCGCAAAAAGGATAAAACGACTGAAATCGGCGCCATCGCTATCTCGAAATATATTTTCGATGAAGTGCAGGCGGGCCGCCAGCCGACGATCTGGGTTCGCTTCGACTTTACTGGCGAAGACGCCGGCACCTACATCATGGGGTATTTCAACACCACTTCATGGTCTGGTGACTTCGGTACTTCCGACATCTCGACCTTCTCCGGTGAGTGGAAAGTTGCCGACGCGGATACCGTGGTATTTGAAGTTGCTCCGCCGGCGCTGGCGTTCACCACGAACCTGGCACCGACTAAATCCGTTGCTACCGGCTCCGCTCTTAACATGCCGGTGGTGGTTGAAGGCGGCACGTCTCCATACACCTACGTGTGGAAAAAAGACGGCTCCGTCGTCAGCGGGCAAACCACTGCAACGTTTAACAAAGCGAGCGCCGTGTCTGGAGACGCCGGGGTTTACACCTGTGAGGTCACCGACTCCTCAGCGACGCCAGTCAAAATTACCTCAGTGGCATGCACGGTCACGATCAGCTAACCACGTCGTGAATAGTACAAAGGGCGTTCTGCGCCCTTGATACTGTTTATGGAGCGACTATGACCCCCATTAAAGAATTAGGTGAGTGCCTTATCGGTACCGATGACCGGGAATTCTTTTTCCGACCGTCGTTTCGCAACATGGCGCGCATCGGCGAGCCAGAGGAAATCGTTCAGACGTTCTATGACCTGTGCAACGATGAGGCTACCCCACTAATACAGCGCGCGGCCGAGGCCTATATACGTGACGAATACAGCCGCCTTCCTGATTGTGTGCTGCGATATATCCAGAGCGGACTGCTGACCCGCAAAGCCATAATGGCAGCGCATACGGTGCTTACGGCATGCTGCGATGACGACATTGGCGCGCTGGTTGGTTGGATGAAGTCTGGGAAGACCCGTAAGCGTGGCTTTGTCTGGCGCCCGGGCAGCATGCCGCCGGAGAACATGGTCATCATCGCGCGAAACCTGATGATGCACGGCATCGTCGGCAAGGCGAAGGTGCGTAAGCTTCAGCGCTACGAAACGAACGAGACCACCTCGGAATTCCGCGCAACTGACTACATCATGGCGGCCCGCAACCATTTCGGCATAAGCCGGGATGAGGCCGAAAACCTGACGATGACGGAATTTGCAATACTTCTCAACGCCAAATACCCGAACCAGAAAGGCTTTACGCGCGAAGAGTACGACACGGTTATGGACGAAGACGATCGCCGGTGGCAGGCGATGATGGATAAAGAGCGAACCAGTAAAGACAGCTAAAGGACCTCGGATCAGGACTGTTATTTTTATAGATTGCTAGTCCAACTCTTTATGCACACTTCACGTATTTATGGTTAAAATAGTCGATTCTTAACCTGGCTTGAGGCATAGATGCTTACAATTGAAGAGATAGGCCAATCTGTCCGTAATAACATTCAACTCGTATTGGATAATTTCGGATTGCCTCTAGCTGTCGGTCCTATAAGTGATGAGGATTACAAAGTTCTCTCTGGCGGCTTTGGAGAGTTGGAATGGGACTACGTCCTTGCTACGCATGGAAACTCTCCCGAGCGTTATGAATTTTGTATCAAGTTGGTCAACCATGAGGTGATGGAAAGCGTTCCATCAGGGGCAGCTTTGTGTATCTTCGGGGTTGAAGAGCACACATTCAGCATCCATATGATTGAAAGCTTTGTAAGAGATGATGCAGAGCACCCACTTAAAGGTCGTATGGTTCTTATCACGTTAATGAGTGCATATTTGTTCTGTATGGCTGTAGAATGCCCAACCGTACGCATCATTGAACCTGTTCCAGAGCTGCTTGGTTTCTACGGAAGCTTTGGATTTAACATGTTATCATGCGGGTATATCATGGAAGCAGACCTTTCTGATATTGAAGATGTGTTCAACAAATTCGCACAATTAAGCTAGACGGGATCCCGTTACAGGTTGTACGATGTGTCACCCCTTACCTTTCAGGTAATGAGGGTTATCAATACAGACGGCAATCTGAAGTTGATAGTACTGATTGGTATACCCGATTGGTAATGAGTAGAGGCAACAACTACTCTTAATTTGAAAGTTAGAGACACACTACAAGTCTCCGAGGTACTTATGAAAGCTCAAAAAGCAACCAAGCCAGAAGTTAAATTCGACACTATGAAAGCATTCGCAGGAATGGGTGCTGCTGTTGAAGTGCTGATGAAGGCTGCGCCTAACGCGTTTACCCATGCAACCATCGTGGGTAAAGAACAGCAAGGTAAGCCGCGTCGCCGCAAGGCAGCATGATCCTAGCTGGTGCTTTTTGGAACCCGCCATTTGGCGGGTTTTTTGATTTCTGGTCCTTGCTCACTTCCCAATCAGCGCTGATAATCCTGCGGTAGTCACGGCTTGTACCACGGCTTTAATGGCTTCCGTCGACATTTCGCCGAGGGTTGATTTGGCCTTTTCCTTCTGCTCATCGTTCATGTTTGAAATTGCAATGAGGTCCTCCAGGACGACAACAGCATCACGATGAAACTTGATGGTCTGGACGTTCAAGATTGCAGAGAGGCCGCCATCTTGTTGAATGAAGTCAATACCCTTAGCAGTAATAATAATCGCTCCGGGGTTTATGCTATAGCCGTTAAGGTGATGCCGTAACCCGCTGTGAATCAGCTCGTGTTCTTCGAGGTAAAGCAGGTTTGCTACAAAGGTATCATCACTATCAAACATTGATTTCAACTCAACATATGCATTGTTTTGCAGATGGTTTGGGTAAGCATTAAACAGTATCTGGAGAAGCTCTTTTTGCTTTTCCCTTTCAAGTTTTATCATTTTCAATCCCGTAAGTTGTTTTTGCTCAGGAACAAGAAAAGTCTACTATAGCTTGAATTTTGCCATGGGAAATAGCGTTCCAATGACACTCTTTTGTCGTTCCCCCGCATCCCTGCTACGATTGCCGCATCATTTACTGATGGGGATAGGGATATGAAAAAGATTTTATTGGCAGCGGTTTTAGCCGCGTCGTCGTTTGTTATTGCTGGATGCGCACCAAAGCCACCTTCTCAAGTGGCAATATCAACTGCAAATTACGGCACCTTGCCGACTGATTATCAGCAGCAAATTAAAAATCACATGACATCCATTCTGAAAGACCCGGAGTCAGCCAGATATACGTTTGAGCCTCCATTCAAAGGTTATTCGCAAGATGGCTCCCTTTCTTCAACGGGTGGTGGTGTAACGTATGGTCAAGTCGTTGGTGTGCAGGTCAATGCCAAAAACAGTTATGGTGGTTACACAGGGAATCAGCTTTATGTGTTCATGTTCGCCAATGGCGTCATGTACGACTCTACGGCAAACTTTCAATATGGCCGTGTAAAGCGAGCACCTTAAAGATAAATAATAACAACCTCGCTCCGGCGGGGTTTTTTATTGCCCGGAGAAAGGTATGGCAGAGAACGCTGGCAGCATTTATTACGACATTGAGATGGATGTGCAAGGTCTGCTGACTTCGCAGCAGCGTGTAAATCAGCGCCTTGATCTGATGGAGCGTGGCTTTGATAAAACAACACGTTCTATTGATACTACAGAGCGATCGATGTCGAGTTTATCGCGCGTAGCTGTTGGACTTACTGCTGCTCTTTCCGTTCAGCAGGTGGCTGAATATGCTGATGCATGGGCGACAGTAAACAATAAACTCTCAAACTCAGTAAGGCCGACAGAACAATTAGCTGATGTAACTCAGCGTGTATTTGATGTTACTCAGGCAACCAGAAGCAGCCTTGATGCTACGGCAACACTTTACGCCAGACTGGAAAGAGGGACGCGGCAGTACAATACGTCGGCTGCAGATCTGGCCAAGCTCACGACAATCATTAACCAGGGGTTTGTTGTTTCCGGTGCCACAGCTCAGGAGGCTGAGAACGCAATCATTCAGCTATCCCAAGGCATTGCTTCTGGCGTTCTGAGGGGGGAGGAATTCAACTCAGTAGCCGAGCAAGGCAGCCGTCTCATGGTTGCACTGGCTGATTCTTTAGGTGTTGGAATCGGCGAACTGCGGGCGATGGCTGCGCAAGGGAAGTTGACCACCGACGTTGTGGTGAATGGGCTTCTTTCTCAGGGGACTGTAATCGGTGCTGAATTTGCCAACACAACTACGACTATCAGCCAGGCTCTTCAGGTTGCTGGCAACAACATCACTAAGTTTTTTGGTGAAAATTCTACGGTTAAAACAGGCGCGGCAATTTTCAGTGATGCAGTCGTCACCATCAGTGAAAATATTGGCGGACTGAGCGCGTTGCTGACTGGTGTCGCGGCTATTCTTGGGAGTCGGTATGTCGGCGCCTTAACTATGGCCACTGCGGCTAAAATCAAAGCAGCTGCCGCATCTCGCACGCTTTCAGCAGAAGAATCATTAGCGGCTCAGGCTGCCGCGAATAAAGCAGCGGCAGACCTCAGGGCTGCAGCGGTCGCAAAAGAACGGGCCTTGGATGAGATAAGGCTCGCAGAAATGATGCGGCTTACTGCTATCAGCGAAACCAACGCTGCGGCAGCTGAACAGCGCTTGTCCGTTGCAAGGGTTGCGGCTGCCGGTGCGGTTGATAATTATAATCGAGCACTGGCGGCAAACAGGGCTGCTCAAATTGCTCTCTCATCTGGTGCCAGCCTGGCTAGCAGGGCTCTCGGGTTAATTGGTGGGCCTGCCGGAGCGGCAATGCTTGCTGCTAGTGCAATCCTTTACTTTTCACAGCGCGCAAAAGAGGCCAGGAATGACGCTAATGTCCTTGCAGATAGCGTTAACGATCTGAGCTCAAAATTCCAGACGATGTCGCATACAGAGCTGGCGGCAACGATAGGAAAGCTAAGCCAAAGCCTGCCTGAATTAAGTGACGCGGTATCTGACGCACAAAAGGAATTCAATGACGCGACATCTGCTGTCCAGCGACAACAGAGAGAAATTGCAAACTGGGGTACGAATACAACGAGAGGGCGGCAGGCTGCCGAGGCACTTGGCGGCGCACAGGATAACCTAGCTATAGCCACCCTTGAGCTGGAGAAGGCCCAGAACAGGCTAAGCCAGACCCAAAACGCTATTAACATTGGTCGCGCTACGCTGAACGGAACGATGAAGCAAGGTATTGATTTGCTCCGCAGGGATGGACAGGAAGCGGGAATTGCTGCCGGCATGATGAGCAAGTTGGGAGATATGATTAATTTTGCTGCCAAGGCAAAAGACAAATTCAACTCCAGCAGCCTCATGGTTGAACGCCCGAAAGATGTTCAGGAGTATCTGGATAAGCTACAGGATCAGGTAACACTTCAGAGCGAACTTAATGACAGGAAGCGAGCGCAATTAAGGGCTGAGCAGGATATTAGGAAACTCGGTGGATCAGAGGCGGATGTTAACCTTGCTCGTGACAGGGCCGCCGCTGAATTTGATGCTCAACAGGCGCAGCAAAACAATAAAAAGGCCACCAAGGACGCAACCGCGGAGGCTAAGAAAGCTGAAACTCAAGAGCAACGGAACGTGAAAGTTCTTGAAGAATATAGCCAAAAAGCAAATTTATCGGCTGACTCAACAAGCGACCTTTCACGCGAGCAGGCGATTCTTGCAGCAAAGCAGAAGTTAACAAATGCCACGCCACAGCAGATTGCACAGGTTGAGCGTGATGCTGCGGCCGCTTGGGATAAAGTTGCTGCGCTTAAGGCGCAGAATGCAGTCCCAATCCTAAAAGAGAATGCTGATTACGCCGCTGAGAGAAAGGCGCTTGATAGTCTGAAAGACCAAAAAGATACCAATGGTCAGCTTATAATTTCTCAAGAGCAATATAATCAGGCTAGCGAGGAGTTAGAACAGAAGCACCAGGTCGCTTTAGCAAAAATACGTGCAGGGCAGGTGGTGACACCACAGCAACAGGCTCAAGGTGAGGTAGATCCGGTGCGACGCCTTGCCAACCAGCACGCTCAAGAATTAGCGCTCATCCAACAGTTTGAAACCCAAAAGGGCCAGATCACTGCTAATGGACTTGCATTGATGAATGCTGCTAATACTCAGTACGAGCAGCAGCGTATCGCGGCTCAGTGGGCGCTCTTCACTCAGCAAAGCATCGGTTATGAAGCTTTGGGCGCTGCGGTTGATGCGTTTGGTAGTCAAGCATCCAATGCGTTAACTGGAGTAATAACGGGCAGTATGTCAGCTAACGACGCACTCCGCTCAATCGGCAATACCATTCTGAACGACGTAATTGATACGTTCGTGCAAATGGGTATCCAACAAGCCAAATCCGCCATCATGGGTGCAACAGCTCAGAATGCGGCGATAGCTACCACGACCGCGGCGCAGGTAGGTGGCCTTGCCACTACCACTGCGGCGAGCACAGCCTCTGCCGGTACGACAATGGCCGCATGGCTTCCTGCTGCTCTGGTTGCATCTGTGGGCTCGTTTGGTGCAGCGGCTATCATCGGTGGTGCTGCGCTGGTTGGCGCGTTTGCTCTAACTAAAGCGCTGGGCCGTAAGAATGGTGGCCCTGTAACTGCGGGCAGTGTCTATCCGGTCGGTGAGGGGAACCTTCCTGAATTCATGCAGACCAGCAAAGGCCTGTTCATGATTCCAGGTGATAGCGGGAAGGTATTCAGTAACAAAGAGGTTACTGGTTCTCCGAGTATCAAAAAGGCATCGACCGGTAGTGAGTATCAAAGCCAAAAAAGCGATTCGGGTAATGTTTCTGGAATATCGAACTCAAACCAGGGGTTAAACGTGCAGGTGGTCATCAACAATCAGGTGTCGAACGCTAAGCCTCAATACATGGGGGCTAATCAGGTTGATGGTAACTATATAATTGAGTTTCTGGTTTCTGATGCAGAGCGTAACGGACCATATATCAGTACGCTACAATCGACGTTTGGAGTATCTCGCAGAGCAAATGGGGACTTTTGATGGATGAAATAAAGAGGTTTTCAGGGCCAGTAGACGGATACAGTATGGGTATTGATGTTGGTAAAACAACAATATTCCGATACAACAGGCTGGTAAAGTTTAGGCTTGAACTGACTAACGGCACGATCGTGGAAGGAATCATTCCGGCCAATTCGGAATTTAAGGTTACGCCTCAGGATGGGGATATCAAAAAATTCGATGTCATAATCGAAGATATTCCTAAGTCGCCACAAGTTGTCGAATAGAAACCAACCCGCTCCGGCGGGTTTTTTATTGGAGTAGACAAATGGAAGATAAAAAATTGCTGGCATCCATATCGGTCGACACCAGCGAGGCTCAATCGCAACTTGATAGCCTAATCTCCTTACTTGAGCTTAAATTTGGTTCCCTTCAACCTGTCTCTGAGCGTATCAACCAGGAACTCTTTGCTGTGGCGAAAGACATCGTTTTTGCTGATAGCCCTTCCGCAGGATGCACAGGACTCGACATTGTCTATGGTGTGCGGTTCGGCGCTAAATATGAATTGCTCACTGCCGCAATCAGGGCAGGAGAGTTTGACTCTGAATTTCTCTGACATATACCCCATCCTTTCTCTGTGTGAAAAACACACAGTAACAGTGGTACACATTTAGCAACATCCTGATATTCGATCAGTGCCGCAGCCGCGGCTTTTTTTATGCTCGGAGGAAACGTGGCAACAGTTTCATACCCGGATATGCTGCCGCTTCCTCAGCGCGCAGACCAGAACATGACGCAGGATACTGCGTGGCAGACAACGCAGCCGGCAATTGGGCCCGCTATCTTCACGCCGCTAACCACTGACCTGAAATCGACCTGGTCTCTGCAGTGGAAATTCACGCTGCAGCAGGCTGAACGGTTTAAATCGTGGCTCCGATCACCGACGTACTGCGACCGTGGACGTAACTGGTTCCAGATGCGCATTGACCTCGGCGATACGCAGGGCGTGCAGCTGCAGACCCTGCATTTCATCAGCATGCCGGTACAGACCAGTAAAAACGGCAATATCGTCATCTGGACCGCCAGCGTCATTTGCAACGGTATCGAGGACATCACCGAGGACTACGACGACTGGATCGTCGAGGCGCCAGAGAACTACGGCTACTGGCTGGATTATCTGGTCACTGCCGTTATGCCGAGGGCTGATTAATGCCGACTTTACGAGAGTGGAAAGAGCGCCGGCCGGCGAGCGATATCAAGCAGACCGTCGAGTTTTATCACCCGGCGTTCGGCTATTACCGAGTGGTCAATAAGCTGTTTCGTGAAGCGACGTTCGGCGGGAACGTTTACCAGCCTGCGGCCTTCGAAATTACAGAGCCCACACAAAACGGGTCGGCCATCATCACAATGGCTATCACCTTTCTGCAGGGCGCCGAGGACGTCAGGAACGCGCTGAAGAGCTGGACGGGTGCCGGGCGCATGACGCCCATTACCTGCAAATACCAGCAATGGAATGCGATCGGTGACGCTACGCCTATGAAGACGTGGTCGCTGTTTGTGAAAGACGTCGGCGCAGACGGCAGCAACGTCACGGTGAACTCTGGCAAGACCAACCCGCTGACGCTGGCCAACCCTATCATTTACACCACGAAAGACTACCCAGGGCTGATTACCGTATGACACAGAGCGAATTTATCGGGCTTGTTAATGGCAAGCCCTGGGCTAACCGCGCCTGCACCTTTGATGAGTTGGATTGTTGGGGACTCGTGGTGTTGTATTACCGGCATGTTCTGGGTCTGGAGCTCCACCACGTCGCCGGCTATGAATCTGGCTTAGATTTCATCACCTGCTACGAAGAGGAGTTCGACCATTGGCGCCGGGTTCCTGTGCCGGTTTCCGGCTGCCTTGCGGTGTTCTATTACGGCAATCAGCCGGCGCACGTCGGCGTGATGATTAATCCGGGGAAATGCCTGCACTCACGCGGCGAGTTCGGTTTTGTCCGCACGGACAGCGCAGTCATCCTTCAGAAAATTTATAACAAAGTGGAGTATCTGGTGCATGGTTCGATATGAGCTCCAGCGCCTGCCTGGCGCACCTAAGCAGCGCGGGACCACTGAAGCCGGTACGACTCTGATAACGCTTCTCGACTCGCTGAGGCTGCACAATGACGTCGTGGTTAAGCTCAACGGTCGCAAGCTGGCGGATGACTTCGATCTTGGCTATCGGCTGCGCGCTGGCGACGTCATTGCGATATTTGACCAGCCACAGGGCGGCGGCCTGATTAAGACGCTACTTAACCCTATTGAGCACCTGAATCCGATCCGGTTCACCAAGAAGGTGCTGGCGGGAATCACCGGGCAACAGACTGCATCATCACCCTCTATTTCAACTGGCGAGTCTCCGAACAACGACGCAACAGGGCAAACTAACCGGGCACGGCTCTACAAGGGGCGTCCGAATATTTACGGTCAGTGCCGCGTCTTTCCGGACCTGATTCAGCAGGCGCTGTTTGAGTTTATCGACAACAACAAATACATCACCGAATGGTTTGAGGTCGGGTATGGGAAATACACCATATCCTCTGTTCGCTACTCTGAATCGAACCTTGGCAGCCTGGCCGGCGCAAGTTATGAGACGTTCGACCCTGGCGTGACGATCGGGACTATCGATGTCGGGTATCAGTTTGATGATGTCGATAACGAAGAGGTGCCGGGCCTGAACGAGAGCGAGGACTTCCCGGCACAGACGGCGACGACTACAGCGCCGACGGCGCTGGTGATAGAGAGCAACCAGCTCAAGGCAACGGTGCTCTCTAACGATGACAACTTCACATACTTCGCTGCGCTGGCCGTTCCGCACCCGGTGACGTTCGTTATCAATGCCACCTGGAACGCCGGCGGCAGCCCGGTAACCCGTAACGTGACCGGCAGCGGGAATATCGTTTATTCGGAAAGCTTCATCGGTACGGACATTCTCTCCTATACGACGTTCTATCTCGGCGATATGACGGGGGAGATCACCACGCTGCCAGCTGACGCAACCATCAACCTGACGTTGTTCACTCTGAACGACCAGACGCCGCTGGTGATTGGTCCGTCGGTTTCACCATTGGTGTCTTCGCAGGTATGGGTGCACGTAATGGTGCAGCTCGGCGCAACGGCGGGGACGTCACGCTATCGGATACGGTTCTGGAAAGTTGACGACAGCAACAACCAGATACCGGGCACTTCCGAGCAGTACGATTATTTCTTCGATAACGATTTTCAGGTGACTACGCGGTATTTTCGTACCTCGCACAAATACACGCCGGCCGCCGGCGCGGGGCGTTACGCGGTGACGATTGAGCGCCTCGATAACAGCAATGACGGCAACGTCGTAACGCTAATGGCTATCCACGCGGTGAATGTGCGCGAAAACGTGGTTTACCCTGACGACACTATCGCCAAAGTCACCATTAAGGGGCCGAACAACAGCAACAGTAACCGCGAGCAGAAATACAACATGCTCGCTCAGCGTCACACTATCAGCTACGACCGCGTGACCGGCCTGATTGATTACACGCTGCGCCCAAGCCGCTCGTTTGCCGACGCCGCACTGCATGAATGGATAGTCATCGGCAGGCAGGACGCATCGAGCATCGATATCGCTACGCTGTACGCGATCGCCGATTCGATAACAGTCCCTGAGCTCTCGTACTTTGATTACACCTTCTCGGATGAAAAGTTGTCCCTCGGCGAGCGTATCAAAACCATCTGCAATGTGGCCCGCGTCGACGGGAACAACATCGGTGATGTGCTGACGTTCTGGCGCGATGAGAAAGTCGCGAATCCGGATGCAGTTTTCGCGCGCTCAAACATGTTCTGGGACGAGTATAAAGTTTCCTGGCAGATGTCACTGCCCGGCGGTTACGACGGCGTCACGGTAGATTATGTCGACCCGCTCACCAATAAGAAGGCCTATATCTACCTGCAGATTGACCAGAGCGGAATTGTCGAGGTTGGGGACGCAACCATCAACGCGCTCCAGATCAGCCTGGATGGCTCCCGCAATAAGGCGCAGGCGGAGGACAGGGCGTGGCTTGAGGCGCGCCGCATTATGCTCTCGCGCGTCGGTATGACAGTTAAAGTCCTGGACTCAACGCAGGTTATCCGCGGCGCTGTCGTGCAATGCCCGGACATGTACGACAACAAGCAGCAGAACGGATATATCACTGCCCGCAGCGGGGATATATTCAGCACCTCTGAGCGTATCGATTTCACTTTCGGCGATATGTGGGTTGTGATGACGGATAGCCTCGGGAATTACCGCGGCCGCTGGCGCGCATACCCCGTAACCGGCAAGCCTAAAGCATTTCAGGCTGCAGCTGACGCTTTCGACCTGAACATTTACGACAGAACGACGGTGCAGAACGCCAGTCGCTACTTCATCGCAACCAGCACAGAACTTAACTCCACTATCTGGCGGGTCGAAACAGCCAAACCCAATGGCGACGACACCCAGACATTAACCCTCTCTGAATATTCAGACTCGATTTATCCGTAACGCACAGCAGTAATAATTAACCTTCGCGCACACCATTAGATTAGTTTCTGAGGGTTTCGTGCGCCATATATAGGGCGACATGCACAATGGCAGAAGTTCCACTCCCAACCCCGACTAAGGTCCCGGTACCCAGCACCGATATTCGTAATGCTGTATTTGCCGGCGCAAAGCTGGACGAAGAGGTTACTGGTACTGGCGATTTCTATACTGATCGCCTTGGTGTAAAACGCCTGACGAACACTGGTAGAAATAATCAGTTCAATGCGGCGCAGCTGGATAGGTCTAATCGGTTTGAGCAATTCCTTCTGTCCTCCGGCTACGTTTTTCTAGGCGACTATGAGGACGGTCCATTCCTGTTCAGCGCACGCAATCAGTATATTCGTTATGACAATCAGTATTATCGCCTGAATGCTGCTACTGATGTCGGTTTTATCACTACCGGAACGACAGCGGCCAGCTTCGCAAACGACGTTACTCACTTTGCTCTGATGGATGGGGACACGCTTCGCCAAAACCTGGGTTCAGGCGACGGAATAAAATGGATTGGCGGGCTGGGGTATACAACCCCTGAAAAATACCTGGCCAGGGGGGATGGGGTAACAGACGACACGGCAGCATTGCAGCTTGCTATATTTGAAGCAAAGATGTCGGGGCGGGAAGTTCTTCTTAGCTCCACGTACCTCATCTCTGAAGGTTTTAAACTTGATTCGTCAGTCGCAATCAGAGGCACAGGGAAGAAGTCGGGATTTGTAACAAAAGACAGCATTACGTAACAGAGAATACTGTTTCACATTACGGCAGATAACGTGACGCTGGAGAACTTCTCTGTACTGACCTCTGCTGATGGATTTGGTGCTGTCGGTAGCGTTGGCTGCTATGTTATCCGTGTGGTAGATAACGTTGAGCGCACCAGAATATGCGGACTGAATATTGACGGCCGTCACTATGGCGCGATGGGGTTCTGCACAGGCATATCAATTTCCTGGTCGAACCATGGTTTTTATCAGAACAACAATATTCAGAATTGTTCTGTAGGTATTCATGGCGGCGGAAGTTTCAACGTCATTGATGGCAATATCTGTGATAACCATTTTGTCGACGACCCGGAAAACTTCACGAACGCATGGGACAGCACGAGTATGTACTGGGACGGCTTCATGTTCGAAGGTCTTAAGTACAGCGCTATCACCAATAATACCGCGACGAATAATGGGCAGTCCGGGATTTATTTTGGTGGTGGCGGGAGTTCAGTTTCCTGTTACAACATAATCTCCGGAAACATTGCAAACTGGAATTTTAACCACGGCATCGATAATGGTGTCAGTGGGACTCAGTCCGCTACAAATGACGTGTACGGGAACACCATAAACGGCAACATATGTAAAAACAACAGATATAATGGAATATGGCTCGGCACGGTGCATGATATTGTTGTCAATTCAAACATCGTTGTGATAGACGAAGAGCACAAAGCTAAGTTTAATTCAACTGGCGACAGTTCCGGGATTGGGCTCAGGCTGAACACAACAAAGAACTGCGTGGTTTCTGATAATGATGTTTTCGTTACCGCCAACGAGTTCAGCAGTATCTATTTCCGTGGTGTCGGTAACGTTCTTGGTGATAACAGAATCAGAGGCAAGGATATTATTGTCGAAAACCTGATAACGAATAACTCAGCCAAAGGGCTAACAGGCACATTCAAACCGACAATTGCGGTCGGCAGTGGTGTCACACTGGACAGCACCGCAACGCGAGGAACGTACATAATCAACAATAATAAGATTGTGTACGACCTGGACCTGAACATAACAACGGCATCCGCGACAGGGCCGCTGCAACTCTCGGGATTTCCGTTCCTGGGCTCGGGTACGATTTATCAATACCTCGGGCAATGTCAGTTTACCTCTGGTATGAAGACCGGGTTCTATCAGGGAAATATAGGCGTGAACGTTTACGCTAATAACAGTGTAGTGACAATCGCCGCGCTGGTCACGGGTGTATCGACTGATATTGGTACCTATTTAGGAAACACAGTCAGAATGCGTATCAAGCTGGAAATAATCATGAATGCCGCCGATTTCGAAGGCACATTTAACTAAGGAGTGAATATGTCTGAAGAAGTTAAATTAATGACCGATGAAGCATTGAAATCGCTCATTGAGTCTCGCGAATCAGAACCCGAACCACCGGAAAAGAACACAGTTTCAATTCCCCCTTCAGCTTTTAATGGTGAGTTTGTCCCTGACTGAAATATCCCGCCAGCAATGGCGGGCACCTTTAGTGTTAAGCCTCATCAACATCAGAATCAGCCAGCCCGAACCATTCACAGCCCGTCTGGTTAATCTCACCTCCGGAGATATCCCCCGTCATTTTGTAGTTAACGCCGTCTTCCTGTAGAACTGGCGCTTCAGTAACGGTAAACAGTGAGCCATCAGGCATCTGCAATACATCGTCAATGCTGATTTCGGTAAATTTCATAACTCCCCCTTACATGAGTGCGCTGACGCCGGTGGCGTAAACCGTAATAGCTACGGCGGTATAGTTGGTAATGGTCAGGACGCCAGCATTCTGTGAAAGATGAATGAGACCATCGCCTGAGGTTCCGGCAGTGACTGAGAATGTCCCGGTTGGGTCAGCCACCTTGGATATTGTTCCGGTTGAAGCGTCCACAAAGAGCAGCGCAGCGGCATAGCCTGAGCTGATAACTGCCCGAATCGCTATTATGTGCGCCCCGCGAGCCGTCATAGTGGAAGAGGCCCCGCTGGAGATGGTCGTTGCGCCTTTTGATGCCACACCGCCGATACCAAAACCTGATGTGTCTCGACTCGCAGGCGTATATGTCTGGTACCAGCCGTAAACCGGAGCACCGAAGGTACCACCGTGGACTATGCGGTTATCATAAACGAACGGGCGGCAGGCTTCATTTTCCAGACGAATGGCATAGTTACGGGCACCATACAATTTGTTGTGCTGTATGCTGGCGTCGATTGCCAGAGCGCTTACGCGGATAACAGATGCCGTGTCGTCCACTGAACCCATTGACTGGAGCGTGCAGTGCTCTACCGAGCAGTTAAGCCCGTTAACGTAAACGTGCGGGTCTGTGGTCAGGGCCGCTGTTCGCCGCGAAGTGACGCGGGTCATGGTGCAGTCCCCCTCCATTATGGCAAGAATTGTTCCACACTCATCCAGTGTGCCGCCATCCCAGTCCCAGTCAGAACCGGATATAATGCGAGACGCAAAACTGGCGTCAACATCCCTCAGCAGTAGAACGCCTTTTGAAGAGGCATACTGAAAATACCAGCCATGGCGAGAGGCATTTTCCGGACTGTAGATGCTGGGCCCAAGAAATTTAACACCTTTGTTCGCTGACTCAGGCCTGGCCGGGTCCTCAACCATATAAAACATAGGTATGTTTGATTTGGACCAAGTGAGTTCGGTGCCTGTAAAAGTTACGGCATTGGCACCTTCAATCGTGCAGGGTACGGTAGAAGTGATCCCCTCAATTTTTGTGCCGCTGCCAAAAAAGATATGGCGTGACGCATTTTTAATTGTCAGGTTTTTAGTGCAGTTCTCAATATGAAGACCTTCAATCTTCAGCGCATTCGAACCGTCATCACTTGTTGTCTCTCCGGGACCAATATAGAGGCCGCTGGACTCCCCGTCAGTGAGATAATCCGACGAGCACTCCATTATCCGGACATCCATAAAAACACCATCCCAGTTCTGATCCATTTTAATGCCATAGCCTGTGAGGCGATACATGGTGATGTCTTTGATAGTGGCGTAAGAGCAGTAGGACAGGTCAATGCCTGAACCACTAAAAGGTGAGTCAGCGGTTTGTTCCTGAAAGTCGCCAATAAACCCGCCACCTGAAATTGCCGGGGCAATTAGTCGCGCGCCGTTTACCCGGTTAACATAATAATCGCTGGTACCTTTAGAGTAGAATGCAAAAGTGCCAGGGTCAGGAATGATTCTCGTTGCTTTAGGGATGTGGTACTCAACGCCCGATATTAATGGCAATGAGCACTGATACACCCCATTACCAAACCAGATATCAAAGAATTTTGTTTCGCCATAATTATAAACAGAATTATCCCTGCCAAGAATTGACCTCAGCACAGATAAAATCGCCTCTGTTGACGACGTCTCCCCGGTATTATCGACACCCGGAATAGCATCAACATGCAGGTAGGAGATGTAGTTGTGTACTGAGCCCCCCTTTTTCATAAAAACCAGAGAGGCTCCAGGCAGTTCGCTTGAACCCAGGTTTACGCGAACAATCCCGGCAATTTACAATCAGCTATTTCAAAGGGTTGCATAATGCTGATTGGCTACGCGCGGGTGTCTACCGGCGATCAAAACCTCGATTTACAGAAAAACGCGCTGGTTCGCGCAGAATGTGAGCTAATTTTCGAAGACACCGCCAGCGGGGAAAATGCGAAGCGTCCCGGATTAAGGAAAGCTATTCGCCGTCTTCGACCTGGTGATTCGCTGGTGGTCTGGAAACTGGATCGCCTCGGTCGCAGCGTACGCGACCTCATTACGTTGGTATCTGAACTGCAGGAGCGGGGAATTCATTTTCGCAGCCTGACCGACAGCATTGATACAAGCACGCCAGCAGGCCGCTTCTTCTTCCATGTCATGAGTGCCCTGGCGGAAATGGAGAGGGAATTGATAGTGGAGCGCACCCGCGCCGGTTTAGCCGCTGCAAGGGAGCATGGGCGCATCGGTGGCCGCCGCCGGATAATGACCACCGAAGTTGTGGAACTCTGCCGGCGCATGCTGGAAAACGGAGCTACACGCCAGCAGGTGGCCGACGTGATCGGCGTAGGGGTTAAGACGGTTTACAAATATTTGCCAGTAACGGGATGAGCTTTAAGCCTAATGGCTATCAAAACTTTTCGTGATTATTCGATATGCCTTCCCACAGTTGTAAAAGCCCAAACATCATGAGTCCTGAGAAAGTAAAGAGCGTTGCGGCAACAAGTAAAGTAGTCATTTAAGAGCCTGTGTTTTTATTGATTACATATTAGACACCACGACATCTAAATAGTTGCTGAGCTTTACAAAACAATGAAGTATTGCTACCTGGCCTAAGGTGCCCCACCAGGTAGCCGTATGCAAGAGCTACCGGGCTGGGCTGGTGCTATTCGAGCAGAATAGACACCGTGGGTGATTGTACAGACCGGTCAGCATACAACCCAGCCATCTGCCGATTCCCGAGCGTCTTTCAGAGTGATCTATACAAATTCATCGGTGGATTCTTTTTCGTCAACGCGAAAGGATATGGGCTGGGACATCAATGGGGCATGGATGGGGCATAAAATGAGGGCGAACGAGGGCGAACTTAGTAACCATGTATCCATCAAGGCCATAACCTGTTGTTTATGAATGCGCTCTTGGGCGACCTTGGATGTTAATAGAAACTACGCTCTTATATTATCAATATGTAGCATGTTGATATGTAACGTAATGATATATCAATATATTATCCATTCAATGCAATGTCATGGGGCAGGGATGGGGCAAAATCAGCTAGTTTCTGGTTCAAAAGCGCCACCTGCTCCGTGTTTTTTTCCGCCATCCATTTTCCATAAACCTTGTAAACCATCTGCGCATCAGCGTGACCCATTTGCGTTGCGATAAAGTTTGGATTTGCGCCAGCTGACAATGACCAGCAGGCGTAAGTATGTCTCGTCTGATAAGCGTTACGGTGTCGAAGGCCGGCACGCTTAATGTGAGCATCCCAAATTTTCTTTATCGAACCGACCGCATAATGGTCTCCTGCAAGGTAGTTTCTCCCTGTTAGTCGTGGATCAAACACAAACGTGCATTCGTGTTTTTCTTTGCGTCCGTACTCCCGTAGGTTTACTTCTACTTCATGCTGTTTACCAAACCTTGTCATCTCTGCCTGGCTGCGGAGTGCTTCTATTGCTGGTTCAATCAGGAAAACAACCCGGTTCGTTCCAGCTTTAGTTTTTGGCATGGTAAATTCATTTGTGGGCGTAAAGTTCCTCCTGATCATCATCGTTCCCGCTTTCAGGTCGATATCCTCCCAGGCCAGTGAAACCAGCTCCCCATGACGAATTCCTGTGTATACTGCAAGGGCCCAGATGTTCCTGATCTGCGTATGCTTACAACTATCAAGCAGTCGAAGAAACTCATCACTCGAAAGAGGGTCGGGGTCTGGACGACTTCTTGTTAAAGCTGATATACCGTTAAACGGGTTTTCTGCTGTGTACCCACTCGCTACAGCAAAACTGAACATTCCTGAAATAGTGGTCATGTAGTTGTTAACAGTGGGTACCGTTCTTCCTTTTGATGGCTTATGTCCTTTTTTAGGCACCTTCCACCCGGTCAAAAGTTCCTTTCTTATAAGCAGCAAATCCTCTCTGTTAACTGAGGAAATGAACCTGTCCCCGCCGATCCGTGGCACCATGTTTTTTACAATGGACTCATAGCCAACAAACCCGTTGCTGCTCATCTCAATCCGCTTGAGCTCAAGCCATTTCTCAGCAATTTCCTTTACTGTTATTTCCTTTTTCTCAACTCCAAATTTTTTCAGGTTAAGAGATTCAGGAAACTGGCTGGCATAGTTGAAAGTACCCATTTTGATTGCGAAACATACTGAGCTTCTTAGCTCGCCAGCCGTCTTTCTGTTTTTTGGTGTATCAGGAACGCCAAGGTTTTCCCTGACCCTGACGCCCTGATAGATGAACCATATGCGAAGCGATCCGCCATGATTCTCAACGCCAGTTGGATATGACGATTTGGCCATTCTTCCTCCCCAGCGCCCAAGAGCATGTTAAGAATATCGCTTTCAGCATGAATGAGCACCTGGCTGTTTCGATAACTGGCGCTCTATCCACTGATTTATCGCTTCCAGGTTATACATGCATTGGCTGTTCGGGTTTGGATCACCATCAGGTGATACATGCATATATTCTCGGCCAACGAACCAGGAGTTCTTTCTGGCTCGTTCAATTGTTCCAGAACGAAGACCGGTAATTTCTGTGAGTTTCTTTTCTGTGACCCACTTGTTAGGCACCAGTTGAATTACGTCGCTCATATACTCTCCTGAATCAGGCCGCGCGCTGGGCGCGCAACTTCTTAATGTGCTCGCTCTGCTCCAGTTCGGCGCGTATCTGGTGCGCTTCTTCAAGGGTGAGCGGTTCGAAATCGTTATTAAATCGGTCGATGCTTGCCGTGTTGATCCGACCCTGGCGCCAGTAACGAACCGTCTTGTCATCACAGCTATGAATCAGCACCGGCCATCCGTGGCTGTCGGCGTAAACCTGTCCGCGCTGTATCAGTTTGAACATCACGGCCTCCGGTGCTTACCGCGTAATTCCTCTTCCTCCTGACAGTCAGCACAGCGCTGACATCCAGCCACCAGTTCCCGACGCCGTGCCGGTATAGGGTCCCCGCAATCCACACAGTGAGTGGCCGATACCGCGTTATGGTTGATGCGCATGTTCTGGATGGTTTGTTCAAGTCGACGTTCTGCCAGCTCGTTGGCCTGATCGATGATTTCTGCGCTCATGCTGCACCGCCTTCGCTTTTTTCCGCTTCAACCGCCATCTGCTCAAGCTTTCGTGAAAGCTCGGCAGACAGTGCCTGGAACTCTTCCTCTGTCGCTACCGGGATCGGCACAAAACGGATACCGATATGAGCGAGGCCATGTGCGGCCTCAAGGCATTTCCTTAAATCAACGGGAGAGGCTCTGTTCATACTGCACCGCCTTCAACGCGTTTGAACTCGATAACCCAAACCCAGGGGTTCGCCTGCCAATTTTCGGCGCCGTAGATGGATTCCCACAGGCTTCTGAATGAGGATCGATACAGTTCATTCATTTCGACGAAGTAGGGCATGTCCTCTGACCAAAACTGGAAAAACTCATCGCTGGCCGCGTAATTCCTTGCGACTACTGTCTGGTCCCACACCTCGGTATGAACTCCCTCGCGTTGTGCGTCCTCTTCGCTGATAGCGTTCAGCCGCTCAACCCGCACATCGGTGATTTCCAGCAGAATGCGGCTGGCCCAGCGCGGCATGTGCAGCGATGGCGTCCACTTCTCAGGCGTTGCCGGTTTATTGCAGACAGCTACGGGTACACGGTGGGTTTGCTCCGTCCACGAATTTCTCTCGCTGGCTTTGTATACCAGGGTGGCGACGTCGGTAGCCCGGCTATGGACACGAAATGTCTCGCGTACCCAAATTCGATCGCCTGGTTTACCAAATGCGCTGTTCAGATAGTTGCCTGCCGACAGCTCCCCGGCCAGTTCATTGCCAGCCAACTCGCACCCAAGGTTTTTATCGAATAACGGAAACTTTATCGGGCGCCGTGTCTGCGTCTTCCGGCCATCAAGCAGCGCACAGACCATCTTCGAGTTAAAAATCATTCCGCGCTCAATCATTCCAGGCCTCCAGTTCGTTATCGATCTCTTCGTCGATTTCTTCGGTGGTTGCTTCTTCGTTCAGAAAGTCACGAGCTTCTTTGATGTATTGCTCTCGGCGTTCGTGGTACCAGGCTGAGAATTCAGGACTCCAGCCATTTGGTGAGCCGTCATAGTCAACTTTGGCGTTACGTTCAGCCATGCTCTCAACCATGCTGTAAGCAGTAGTGAGCGCCGCTTCGCGGATATAACCGCGCAGGTCGCGCTTGCGCCAGACCATGCTAAATTTCGAGTCGCAGCGGCCTTTAAATTCAACTTCCCAACGGCGAATACAGCGTGCGTTTAGTGATTTGCTCATGATTCCACTCCATACCGCCCATTCATGCGGCCAATAACACTGACAAATTTCACCAGGCTGACACCCATCGGCCGGACCTTCTCGTAGTGCTTGCGAAGGATGGGGGGGCATACAGCGTTCCACTTCGGTTTAGGCTTTGCGCTCATCGCTTTGGTTAGCTCTTCTGCGCAGCGACGAGCCTGCGCGCGGAGGATGTTTTCCTGTTCTTCTGGCGTCATGCTGCCTCCCGCTTCTTATTGAGGTGGGGTGCATTCGAAAGGAAAACGGCCTTTGCAAATCCAAGAGGAGTTGCACTGCGAATGTTGGCGCGCTCGTCGCCGGGCGGACATTCGTGAATTCGGTTGTCCGGATACCAGTCAGTCACCAATCCGGCAAAGGACGTTCCGGATATGGCCTCGATCGCCTTTTTCTTCGGCACCATGCGGCCGCAGGCCATCTTCACGGCGTCGATAG